ATAGTACCACTACCACTTACTACTTTAACACATAAAGTGTAGTATCTGTCAGGTTGATACCCGTTTAACCATAAATTAAAATAATTGCCTGTTGAATCACAACTTACTTTTGAACCAGTACCATAAGGTACAATCACATCGTGAGTTTCTGCATCTTTGATAGAATAGAATGTTCCATCACCAGTAGCACTACCGCTTGGTAAATATTTAATTGTTAAGTCTGCTGGTGTTGTTGAAAATGTTCTAGCTGGGAATCTTGCTTTACCGACTAGTCTGAATTTAGCTTTAGATTTTTCATTATACTCTGGTCGTAAACCTTTCATATAAATTTGCATATCTTCTAACTCGGTTGAACTTAGAGGAGATAAAGAACCAGTTGTCCATTTTGAATCGTCCCATTGCACCTCAAGTGTTGGTGGATATTTTGTATGAGTGTCACGAGAAAAGAATGAAAAATTACCAAGTTCAGTAGTTGAACCCTCATCGGCAGTTGAGTCAGTATTACCAATACTACCACTTCTCTTGACTATAAAACCTTCATTTGGTGTAGTTGTAGTTAACCACTTATTCACAATATCTGTAACATCCATTCTCATATCTTTTGACTTATGAGTAAATGAATGTGAAGCTTCAAAACCACTGCCACTAAACCAAGTAGCACCAGATGCACTTACTGAAGACCATAAGGTACCATCTAAAGCTCCAAATCTATGAGTCCAACTACAACCTTCTGTAGTTATTGGGTTATCATAAGACCTACCATCACCCATTGTCCAAGACTGACTAACTGGGTATGCATATAAATTTTGAGAAGTTGCAAGAGCTGATGGTTTAGCATCAAATAAATTTAAATAATATTTTGGGTTAGTAATTAAACCACTTTGTACTGATGCAGAAATATATGTTAAATCAAATTTTAACAAAATACGAGAAACATCAACTACAACACCAGTATCACTAACGTCTTTTCTAATTTCTAATATCTCATCTAAACCAGTGTTCATACTAGCTGATGCTTCGTAAAGAGTAGCATCTTTATCTGCAAATTCAAAATAATGCATTTATTAATCTCCGCTTGCTAAGTTATCACCAATTACTCGACCTTTTATATCAGCATTTGGATATTTAACTTCAAAAATACTTGGGTCTAACGCTGTATACAATACACCATCAATTAAACTACTTTGTATGTCGTAAAAATTACCAGAGTAACCATCTGACATTTTGTATTTATTTTCAATCACTATTGGTAACTTATTAGGGTTGTTATTAATAGGTGGTACAATACTTGCAACACCGTCAACTAAAGATAACTCATAAGCAATATCTGATAAAATAATTGGTTGACCTATTTGCCACCTGTCTATATTGAAGAAATCTTTCACAGCTGTAACACATCGAAGCAAAACATCATTTTTATTGAAACCAATTTTTGTCAATATAGAAAAATTTACACCAATATTAATAACATAAGCATCTTTAATATTTACAGCATCAGTCACTAATCTGAATTGAGATAAATATGTTTTTAAATTTTCTTTTACAGTCCGAGTCAACTTAGTTAATTCTCTTTTTGGATTAAGACCAAGAGTATACATATCTAATGCTAATGGATTTTTTACTGTTTCTTTCTCAACATTTAGTTGTTCATCTTGTACTAAATGTACTTTTGCAATGTTACCATATCGTTGTGGTAATGAGTATGCTCGAACAATATAATCTTCTTTTGTTACAGCTCTACTTTGTGCTTGATAATATGCTAAAGCACTTTCTCTAACTTCACGTATACTTTGACCATCACTACCACCTGTTGCCGGTTTTATATTGGTAAAACTTACTGAATCTTTTGACTCTTGGACTAAAGTTGATGATAAGTTTGAATCTTGTATTTTGTAACTAATACTACTAATGTTTACAATGTCACCTGCTGCTACGTTATCTTCAACACCACCACCATATGAGTATGTGATAGTCAATGTCGTGTTTGAAGGTGCTTGACCAAAAGCTTTAGTCTTTAAAAAATTACTTGGGTCAAATGCTTGACCTAACTTACTTGGACTACCTGGTAGATTAGAACCTACCATATCTGGATTTGGAATAATCTCTTCATCTGGATTATTACTTGTACCAGCACCGAATCTCAAAATAGTTTCATCATTTTGATTTATGTATGTTGTAAATCTACGAGCGGTCTTTTTAAGTTTCAATATGTAAGGTGATATTTCACGACTAACAACTGAAGTTGGGTCATTATCTACATTGTTTTCTATATCTTCAAATACTGTATCTCTTGCCAGAGAATCAACTTCACTCCAACTATTACCATCACTATCAGTACAAGAGATAACTTCTATTACATCTGAATTAGCTAGTTTGATTTGTGAATACTTCTCAGCTGTGTTGAAAGTAAATCTTTCAGTAACTATATTACCACTTTCAACTTTAACTGATTTTTTTAATAAGAACTTTGTCGGTGAACCACTGTTTGATTCGAAAATCTCAACATCTCTCGGGTCGTAAGAACTTGAGAATTTGAAGTTCACATCTTCTAATGTTCTAAAAGTTGTACCGGTACTAGCTGCTGTAATTCTTGACCCAGCATCAACTGTCAATGCATATCTAAAATCAGGTTTTTCATTTAAAGCTGGTACTGTTTGAAATACATTTAATATTGACGTTGCTGCAGTCGTTGTTTTTGGTTTATAACCAAATGATTGAGCAATATTATAAACGTTTCTTTTTTCTTCTGCATATGCAAGAAGTGATTCTCTGAATTGTGAATCGATATAATAAGACAACACATCACCTACATAAGCAGCCATTTCAATAAACATCATACCAGGTGATGATTCGTTAAAGTCATTGTATGTGTTTGGAAAATACTGTTTTGCAAACTCAATTAAATTATCTCTAAAATCACTAAAATCTTTATTTAAATAATTTACTTGTTTTACAACATTCTTTTTTACACTTGTTCTAGCCATTTTTAATCCTAAGAAACTGTTTCAAAATAATTTGTATTTATTAAAACCTCTTGTGTAGTCCTACTATTCAATGTAGTATTATATTTTACTTTGACATAAATTTGATTTTTATCACTATCTTCAGTCAAAGTTTCTACTGAAATAACATTGACATAAGGTAACCAAGTATTGACACATCTATTTACTTCTTCTTCTATTCTATTTGGTAATTCATCATCTATTTGTTCGAATATTAATTCTCTCAATCGACTACCAAACTCAGGTTGTGCTACTCTTTCACCAACACTTGTCAACAATAAATTTTTAATGTTGTGTTGAGATTGTTCAAGTGAAGTTTTAGTCATTTTAAAATCTTGATTGTTACCATTTCTTAGTGGTAACGATAAACCAATGTAAACATCTGGATTTAAATCATTTTCAAGAGCTGATGACATTATTTACCTTTCTTGTCAATTGCTTTCATTAAGTCGCTATAATCACGAGTCAATGCATTTGTAACGTGTTCTGGAACATCGTTAACTGATTTACCTGCTTTTCTCAAAGTATCTGCTGCTACCATATCTCTTTGTACTTCTTCTGGTTTACCATAACCTAATAATTCTGTCATTCTGTTTGTATCGAATGTACCGTTACCTAAAGTTGGATATGCTTCTGTTTGAGATTGAGATTTACTTAAACCAACTGTTTCGTTTAGAACTTTATTTAAACTTTTATTTTTAGTGTAATTTATTTGTTTTTTGGGTTCTTCTACTATTGACTTCATTTCAATAGTTGGTTCTTCAGATACTTGTTCTTTAATAAATATCTTTTTAACCTCTTTTTGTACTTCTCGTTTTACAACTTCTTGTATTATTTTTACAAGGTCTTTTTTAGTCATTGTCAACTCCTATTTTTTCAAATTTTTAAGTTTATCTTCAACTGAAAACTTTTTTATGTCTGGTGTACTAGGTATACTTATATCTGGTACGTCTGGTAACTCTGGTACTTTGAAATCCGTTTTTGGTAATTCTGGGACTTCAGGTAAAGTTGGTCGTTCTGGTATTTTAAAATTAGGGTCTGCTGTCAATACTTCAAAATTTAAAAACTCTAACTTGGTAATTGTATTTTTTATATTATTGACATCTC